GTTGTACGTTCCTTACTAGTGGTAACCGACTAGTTTGCGCCTTATGGTGAACCGACGGATTGCTTCCATGTGCTTGCAGTTCTAGGGAATCTTGATGGTTGAACGGCCTTGGTTGAAAATGCGTCCCTTCAAGGGATCTCACACGATGAAAAGAATGTGTTTAGCTGTAGCTGCTTTTGCAGCAAGGTCGGAAAGAAACCAACAGTTTCTTACCCATTAAGTTGGGTTCTTTCGTGTCTGCGAGTAGAAAGCATTGCGTACGGGAAGGCCATCTTGGCTAACATTCCTTAAGAGGCGATCTGAGATTTGCAGTACCCTAATTAGTGGGCGAGGATAGACAACTGGCCGGAATATTTGGGATCATCAGGGAATACGATCTGATGTGCTATTGGGAAGTGCCCAATCTACTTACGTTGACCAGGTGTCGCGGGTAGGTTGGGATGATACTAGGCACTATGTCAGATTTGTACCTGTACATCTCACGTCCGGCCTCTCTGTAAGAACTACAGGGCGCAAGTGTGTACTAGAAACCGAGCATTTCCATGACAGGGGAATTCATACTGACTTCTTCAAATCTTTTGCAGTGATAGCCACTGCCCCGAGAGATGATTGTTAGAAAACAGACACGAGACCAATTACTCACCAACATGAATAATGATCTAATAAACCGGAGGAGCATATCAAGCCTCGTAAATAAACTATGCATCTTTTTAACTATATACATAATCGCAGGAATTGTATTCGCTGGCTTGGCAAACAGCATGAGCAATCCTGACGAAGTGTGGACCGCTTTTGATTTTTATGACTCCCCTGCGGGTCTGATGTCAAGCCATGGTCTGTACGAATTTGGTCACTATGCCAGTGGCCTTTTAGGACGTCTTTTTACATTCATATCTCGAACGATTCGGAGCTTTGTTGGTGATGACAATTTTCTGGTAGGTATCGAGCCAAACCCAGGCCCAGGGGGAAAGAAGAAAGACAAATCCGACAAAAACAAAAACACCACCAAAGTCAAAGGTGACAATCAAACAGGTCAGGATGCTCTTAATAAAGAAATCTCACGTCAGAATGCGGAAATTGCAGGATTTCGTGATGCCTTTAAGGAGCTAAAAGAAATTTATGTAGCAGAGCAGAAGGAGCGTGTTGATCCTGATGAAGAGTACAGAAATGGTCTTATTAAAGACATCCAGACTATCGGAGTTCAACGGGAGCACGAAGCCCTTGTCCGTACTGGAACACCCCCTGAAGATTGTACCACCAATGACGAAGCGGAGGAAGACGAATATACCGACTTCTATCGAACTGAGGATTTTTGCTTACCTGGCAAGAATCGTATTAGTGGATCTAGAATTCATATAGGCAACCTTGATTTGAAGGATGTGCCCCAATGGATTTATATCACTACTTCTGGCTCACGATGGACTAAGATGTTTCTCTATACTCTTTTTTGTAATTTGTTGATGATGTTCTTCCTAAATTTCGATTTTGTGAACTTTTCTTTTGTAACTCCCAAGCTGTGTGCAGCTGGAGGTTATGAGGCAAGTGAAACAGTGCCCAGTTGTCAAATAGACTGGCTACCTTATCTATTCCTCTTATTACAAAAGTATCCCACATTCTCAGGTGCGAGATACACGGTGAATTTCATTTTTTCCTTGCTGAAAGTTGACCTCTGGGTGCTTACCACAGTGCCTGGACAGATCTGTTCTCTCGCAATGAATTCTATTTTGTTCGCCCTATATATATTTCCCTCCATTCAGTTGGCGTGGATGATCTTTGTAGTTTATTGCAAAGTATCTTTCTTACTCGGTTCTACCAGGGCTAAGTCGTACAGTCGTTTTCCACTGTTCGTGACTACCTGGATTAATGAACCTTCGGAGAAACTGAAATCTTGTTCGTTGATAGCGGTGTTTTTAAAACAATCCAATGTCAATAATGCTGATTCCAGACCCGAGTTTGACCGTTCCACCCCACTCCATTCCCAAAACTTCGTACGAAATTATCGCATCGTTGTCGAATTAAGAACTGATCAAGGCTTTAGATATTATAAAGATTGGATCAATGTGCCTAAGCAGTGGTATAAACTGCATGGCCGCACCCTTCGCAAGGTGATTCTTGATGGACAGCTTATGCCGACCTTACTCAATCGAAGGACAATGGTGGCTGATAGGAATGACCCTCAACTAGCGATTGAGGCCGCACTTAGGCTGATGCAAGCCAACCCCCATTATCAGGAACGGTTTGAGAGATTAACTCGCGATGGCGAATCTCTCTATCGAGACATGGCACTTGTTTGTGGTGCTATTGTTTCTAAAACCGTGTACCACGACAACTTGCATTTTTAAGGCGGCTTGATTCAGGTCGGTTGTACTTGTATGGATACAGGATGACGGAAGTCCCGGAAATTGGACTACCCGAAGCTAAGGACACACTGAAAATATCAAAAACTCGTTTCCAGCAATGGGAGTACAATAACGAGAGATTGTGTTTAAGTGTTAGCCTCCCCCTGTGTTTTACTGGTGCGACTCCCCCACGACCTGACCCAAGCCACCCTCCTTCCGCTGTAGCAGCGATTGTCAAGAGGTTTGGTTATAAACCACCACCTCTTGAAAGACGGCTTAAGCGGAAATTCCGTCGTTTTATTCAACTTTGGATGCGGCGCAATCTGGTTCCACTTACCGATGAAGAGATTCCAACCTTTGAGCTATGGCTAGCGAGCACGCCATATACTAGCTCTCGGAAGGAAGAACTCGCCAAATTGTGGAAACTATATTGTGCGGACCCAAGCCGTTACAACTTCAAAAAGGTTAAGTCATTTATCAAGGATGAGACTTACCCCGAGTACAAGTACCCAAGACTTATTAATTCGCGTATTGATGCTGCTAAATGCTATTTCGGACCTATCGTCCAGGCAGTTAGTGATCACTTATTCTCATTACCTTGGTTCATCAAGAAGATCCCGGTTCCGGATCGGCCCGTGGCCATTCGTGACCTCCTCTATTCTGTCGGAACCGATGTTGATTATGTGTTTACTGACTATACGGCATTTGAAGCCCACTTCACCAAAGAGATTATGGATATTACTCAGGTGGAGTTATTCAAATACATGCTAAAGGATTGCCACCAGCAGGAATGGTTAGATGTTTATAGTCAAACCATGGCAGGTAGGAACCATTTAACATTCAAGTACTTCGATGCGCAACTTGATGCCACCCGAATGTCAGGGGAAATGGATACATCATTGTCCAATGGCTTCTCGAATCTGATGCTGTTCCTCTTTGCTTGTCATGAGCGAGGAGCTACAGATGTAGTAGGATTTGTAGAAGGAGATGATGGACTGTTTCGTGTTACCCCCTCGACTTCGGCTCCAACCGCTAAAGACTTTAGTGATTTGGGATTTACCATTAAGATTGAACACACAGAGAATCTATCTGAGGCTTCTTTTTGTGGTCAGGTTTACGACATGTCTGATTTGATAGTCGTCACTGATCCAAAGGAAGTCGTATTGAGATTAGGCTGGACCAACAAAAAATACACTGCGGCGTCGTTAGCGACCCGCATGCAATTGTTGCGTGCCAAGGCCTATTCTCTTGTGTATCAGTATCATGGTTGCCCAATTCTTGATGTCCTAGGGCGAAGATTGCTCCACCTCACGGAGGGGACCAATATCGAGCCGAGAATATTAGACTCTCTTGATCAATGGGAGAGACAAAAGCTAGTGGCTGCTATGACTTCAAAGTTACCAACACCTATTGAGCCCGGACAGAATACAAGAAATCTGGTTTCTAAGTTGTATGATGTATCTATCTCTGAACAATTAGCAATGGAGAAGAAATTTTCCACAATCGAGTTGGGTTTGCACGATAACCCGTTTAATACCGTGGATCCGTCATGGATTGATTATTTCGAGAGGTACTCTCTTGATCATCGAGTTCGTGACCCTTGTTGGCAGGTGCGATCCGAGCGAAAGCTCATTAGCCGACTCTCTCAGTATAAATGCTGTCAGACCTTTGTAGCGAGCCTTTGAGGG